GAGGCCACCTAGGCATACTAAGTCTGAGTTCTGTTCTACCTATTTTCCTGCATGGATTATGGGTAAACAGCCCAATCGTAAAATCATGCAAACCACTCACACAGGTGAACTAGCTGTTAGATTTGGTAGGAAAGTGAGAAACATGATGGATTCTGTTGAATACAAAAGAATCTTTGACAATGTAGAACTGCAAGCCGATTCTAAATCTGCAGGTAGATGGGAGACTAACAAAGGTGGTGAATATTTTGCTGCTGGTGTCGGTGGTGCTATTACAGGTCGTGGTGCTGACCTATTAATTATTGACGATCCCCACTCCGAACAGGATGCTTTGAGTCCAAGCGCACTAGAGTCTTGTTGGGAGTGGTACACCTCTGGGCCTAGACAGCGTTTGCAACCAGGTGGTGCGATTATTGTAGTGATGACACGTTGGAGTACAATAGATCTTACTGCAAAATTACTTGATGCACAGAAAGAGGAAGCTGCAGATCAATGGGAGGTAGTTGAGTTTCCTGCAATTTTTCCTGATACCAATGATTCTTTATGGCCTGAGTTTTGGGATATAACTGAATTAGAGAAAGTCAAAGCATCTTTACCTGTACAAAAATGGAACGCACAGTGGATGCAGAACCCTACATCAGAAGAAGGGTCTATTATTAAGCGTGAATGGTGGAATATTTGGGAGTATGACGAAATGCCACCTGTAAGTTACATAATTCAAAGCTACGATACTGCTTTTTCTAAAAAAGAGAACGCTGACTACTCTGCTATTTCTACTTGGGGTGTCTTTCGTCCTACGCCAGACTCACCAGATTGTTTAATTTTACTGGATGCACAAAAGGGTAGATGGGATTTTCCAGAACTTAAACGCATTGCTTTTAATGAATACAAGTATTGGGAGCCAGATATGACGCTAATTGAAGCAAAAGCCTCTGGTACACCATTAACGCATGAACTTAGAAGGCTAGGTATACCTGTAGTTAATTATTCACCGACTAGAGGACACGATAAATCAACCCGTATGCACTCCGTTGCGCCTATTTTTGAATCTAAGCTTGTGTATGCGCCACAACGTAAGTTTGCTGAGGAGATGATCGAAGAATGTGCGTCTTTCCCTTTTGGTAAAAATGATGATTTATGTGATACTATGACTCAAGCTCTAATGCGTTTTAGAGAAGGTGGCTTAGTTTCTCTAGAGGATGACTATTCTGATGAAGAAAAAGCACCAGTTAGAAGGGTATATTACTGATGGCAATTGAAAAAGACATAAATCCAACCGTACTCAACGAAGAAAACCAAGTCCCGTTAGGGGAAGAAGGCGTAAATGTAGCAATTGAGGCTTTAGAAATGGCACAAGACGGTGATTTTGTCATGCAAGAGGACGGTAGTGCTGTTTTAGAGTCAGATTTACAACAACCCATTGAAAGCGGTTTTGCTGAAAACCTTGCAGAGTTGTTAGATGATGCTGAACTTATGCGTATCTCCAATCAATTAGTTGATGGCATTGAAAAAGACAAATCTTCAAGAGAAGATTGGGAAAGAACATACACAGATGGTTTGAAATATTTAGGTATGAAGTTTGATGATGAAAGGTCTGAGCCATTTGAAGGTGCATCAGGTGTTATACACCCATTATTAGGTGAAGCTGTTACCACTTTCCAAGCTCAAGCCTATAAAGAGCTTCTACCCTCAGGCGGCCCTGTAAAAACACAAGTTATTGGTGCTTATGATAGTGCTGTAGAAGAACAAGCACAAAGAGTCAAAGAATTTATGAATTATCAGATTGTTCATGTTATGGAAGAATTTGATGAAGAATTAGATCAAATGCTATTTTACCTGCCACTAGCAGGATCAGCGTTTAAAAAAGTTTATTATGATGAAGGATTAGGCAGGGCAGTTTCTAAATTTGTAGCTCCTGAAGATTTGATAGTTCCTTATTTTACTACGGACTTAGAAACTTGCCCTCGCATCACAAATGTAGTGAAAATGCCTGAAAATGAGGTAAAAAAACTGCAAGCTATAGGTTTTTATCGCAGAATAGAGATAGAAACAGGCGATGACGAGCAAACGACCTCTGATGCCAAAGAAGAAATCAATAAATTAACAGGTATGGAGCCATCTTATGACACAGGTGAGGTGTCTTTATTGTATGAAGTACACTGTAATCTAGAAATAGATGGTTTTGAGGATGTAGATGCAGATGGTATGCCCACAGGCGTAAAACTGCCGTATATAGTCACAATTGATGCTAATTCTAATGAAGTTTTGTCAATTCGCAGGAATTTTGTAGAAAATGACCCTCTTAAAAACAAGATAGAATACTTTGTACATTTTAAATTCTTACCTGGTCTTGGTTTTTATGGGTTTGGTCTCACCCATATGATTGGTGGTTTGTCCAAAGCATCGACTTCAATACTAAGACAGCTAATTGATGCAGGTACATTAGCTAATTTACCTGCTGGTTTTAAAACTCGTGGTATAAGAATAAGAGATGAAGATACACCAATTCAACCAGGTGAGTTTAGAGATGTTGATGCACCAGGCGGATCGTTACGAGAATCTATCCAACCCTTACCTTTCAAAGAGCCTAGTGGCACGCTCCTTAATTTATTAGGTATTTTAGTTGATGGCGGTAAGAAATTCGCTTCTATTGCCGAAATTAATACAGGTCAAGGTAATCCAAACGCTCCAGTTGGAACAACGTTAGCTTTATTAGAGCGATCCACTAAAGTTTTATCTGCAATTCATAAAAGATTGCATAATTCACAGAAAAAAGAGTTCAAATTACTTGCGCAGGTGTTTAAAGAATACTTACCCGCAGAATATCCCTATGCCATAGCTGGCGGTCAGGCAAATATTAAATTAAATGACTTTGATGAACGTGTAGATATTTTCCCCGTATCTAACCCAGATATATTTAGTCAGTCGCAAAGAATAGCTATGGCACAGGAAATGATGCAATTAGTACAATCAAACCCAGAGGTGCATGGCCCGAGTGGTATTTATGAGTCTTACAAAAGAATGTATGCGGCCATAGGAGTGGACAACATAGATAAAATATTACAACCACCGCCTCCAACAGATCCAAAACCAACTGAAGCTGGATTTGAAAATAACAAACTATTATTGGGTCAACAAGCACAAGCTTTTGGTCAACAAAACCATGATGCACACATAGCATCGCATATTGCTTTATTACAAACACCGCCTGTGCAGATGAACGCACAAGTGCAAGCTTTAATACATTCACATATCATGCAACATCTACAGATGAAAGCGGATGCTCTTGGTGAACAACAGATGCCACCTGAAATACAGCAACAGTTCCAGCAGTTACAACAACAAGCTCAACAGGTATCGCCTGCAGAAGCTGAACAACTTGTCATGCAAGCAGGTGATTTACTGGCACAATTCTCAGCTCCTATTATGGCTGACCTTATATCCGAATATAGTAAACAGGTGGAGAATCCAAATGACGAAGATCCTCTTGTAGCCATTAGAAAACAAGAGCTTGCTCTCAAAGGACAAGAGCTATCTATGGAACAACAACAGTTCTTACAAGAGGAAAAACGTAAAGCTCAAGAAGCACAAATGCGTGCCAGAGTGGATCGTGAAAGAATTGAAACGCAAGAAGATATTGCAGATTTACGTGATGACACAGCTAGAGCAAGGCTTGAACAACAAGCTCGTTTTAAAATGTTAGATCTGCAAAATAGAAAATAACACTTGCAAAAATAAAAATAGAGCCACATAATTAGGCACATGATTAAAAGAACAGAGATAAATCAACAGAAAACCCCCACCCCTTTGAAGAATAAAAATCCTTATAGTAATAAGGGTAGTGTTTCTTTAAAGTCTGATGCTGGTACTTTTGATGCAAATACCAAACCAAAACCTGGTATGGGCAAAGGTAAAGCTAGAGGAATGGGAGCTGCAGAATTTGGCGGTAAGTTTTCTGGTGTTTATTAATGTCAGAGGCTTGGTTAAGTAAAAAGTTTTTAAAAGAACTAGAACTAAGAAGAGAAGACATTACAGATACAATGCTCGCAGGGTGCAAAGATCATGCACAATACGAGTTTCTGCGTGGGCGTTACAGTTCTCTCGCTGATGCAGAAAATATATTTAGAGAACTGCTAGGAAGGGTAATTGAAGATGACATCGAAGATACAGGTTCCTGATCATATAGCAAAAGAAATCGAAGCCGAGAAGGCGCAAGCAATTCAAGAAGAATCCACAGAAGAAGTAACTGCAGAAATACCATATGTGTCACAGGAAGCACGTGTATTGGATCCGACACTTCTTGATAAATCAATTTTAGAACGTATGCCACAACCTACTGGTTGGCGTATTTTAATATTACCTTACAAAGGTAAAGGTGTTACCGAAGGTGGTATTCATTTAGTACAACAAACTTTAGATAGAGAATCTCTAGCTACGGTTGTCGGCTATGTTGTAAAGATGGGG